GATATTGGTACAACTTTGTCGGTAAACATTTTTTTAGCATCACTTCCACTTTTTGATAATATACCATATCTACTATCGCTTGATATAGTAGCTAAATTAACTGTTTCAGCTGAAGACATAAAAGAAAAACCAGATCTTCTATTTTTTAAGTAACACATACCATAACAACGTTTATCTGCTTTACAAGCTTCCCAGAATATATAAAATAATCTATTAGCTTCTCTAAAATCAGGCGCACCTACATCTATCTTACTCCACTGTAAGTACATGTAATGACTACCTGTTATGTATGTTGGTTTGCCGTTATTATTAAACCAAAAACCTTCGTCTCTACGTTTAAACTCTTCGTCTATATAATCAAACCACTTATCTTTTGCTTCTTCAGGATATGATCGCCAGTCAAATATATTTTTTAATTTAGATAATTCTTTAGGATATTCTATCCTTTGCCATTTTCGTTTAGCATGCACGTGCACGTTGGTTGGCACTTTTGGTAAAGCAACTCGTAAACCTTGCACTTCAATGATTTCGCCAACTGTGCCGCTTTTTGATATAACGATAATATCGTGTTCTTTATTATATCCATATTTCCATTTTTTACCTCTATTCATACGAGTTAAAGTCGTACGTTTAATAGGCTCTATTATTTTAACTAATGTTTGTTCGTAACTCATCTTGATCTACCTTCAGCAAAACCTTTAAATACTTTATCAACTTTTTCAGTTTGTTTACCTTCAAGTATATTCTCTTCTTCTTGTATTCTGTTTAATATTTCAAACGCATCAAATATAGCTAGCTTTTTTGTAGCAGCTGCGTTTTTTAATCTATCAGCAGATACATCATCTTCTGTGTTTGTAATTATTTTTTCTTTAGCAACATTAATAAGCTCTTCAACAGCTTTATGCCCAGCTTGGATTATAAGCTTCTTCGTTTCCTTGGTATTCATATTTAATTGTAATAAATTTAGTATATACTCTATATAATAACTCACCATCGATAACAAACTCATAG